GCTGGACAAATGATCACTCAGGCCATTGATCTTGCCATTCGCAACAGCAGTTATATCTTAGGTCAAGCTCTGACCCGACAAGACAGCGACGGGTTTCAAGTGCCAAATCCTGACAAAAAAAATTCGCCCATGTCATGGTTCAACATCATAATGAATGCTGTTCCACGCCCCGGTGGCATTGATCCCAGACGCAACGACCATGCATTTGATATCATTTACACAGTGAAACCCTATAGGTTGCAGAATTTCAACAGCAAATATTTTCCGGCCAGTAGATTTGCCGGAGTACACAAAAGTTATCCCTACTGGTTCACTGGTCAAAATACTGCCGTGGTTGAATATCAAGAAACCATGAATGCACTGTACAATATCACCGTGAGTGGTAGCGATCCCAAAAACAGTGCGGCAGCAAAAATACGTGAAGCTGCCACTTCAAGTCTACGAGACATTGCCAAATACAATTATGCTGTCACCAGCGGACAAAGCACACAAGGATCGTCAGATACCAGACTCAACGAAGCTGCGGCCAATGCAGCAGACTATCTATTCAGCCCAGGTGACTTGGCCAATGCCAAGATAAAAATTCTTGGCGATCCTGATTGGATACAACAAGGTAGCTTGTTCAAAGAAATTAAACCAGGCGAACGTCAAGTGGCAGATGTCACTGGGTTTGAAGAAGACGGTAGTATCAGTTTTGAAACAGGAGATGTGCTGTTTGAAATAGTGTGGCAACGTCCCGAAGACTACGATCTCTCAACTGGAGTAGCGGATCCCTACAGCGGAGGCTACAGTGGTCGCGCCAATAAACCAAGAGAACCCATTCAAAGCAGGGTTTATCAGGCAGTCAAAGTCATCAGTGAATTCAGACAAGGCGCATTTTACCAGACCCTTGAAGGCACACTGTATCAATTTCCTCTGCCCAGCAAGAAAAATACTGTGCAAGCATCAAGCAGTCCTGCCACTAGCGATGCCTTGGACAACCAACGACCAGCAACCACTGGTGCTGGTACTGGTGCTGGTGCTGGTACTGGGAACAATGCAGCAAATCAAACCCCAGCCACTGCGTCGCGACTGGGCACAGACCTTCAAACTCGCATACAAAATGATCAGTTCACAGATCCAAGATCTTCGTTGAGTGCCGATGGCGGTACTGCTGCAATACTTGGAGCACAACAGGCATCCAGCACCAAACCAGTGTTCCGTAACCCGTTAAGCAACGCAGGACTCAGTGCAGACAGTCTAAACACCGAATCGGGTGTGAACATAAGACCAGCAGGTCCCCCAGCGCCAGCCACAGATGGAACCGGCGGAACAGTGTCACCTCCAGTGTCCACAACTGGACCGCCAAAGTTGCCAGAATCTGGAGCAACACCAGGACAAGTTGCTGCTGCCTTGAATGCCCAACGAATAGCAGATTTAAGAGCAAGAGCTGCTGGTACAGCACCCAAGTACAGTCCTGTAACTAATCCAGCTGTGCAAAAAATTGCCACCGACGGAGGATAAAACATGGCAGAAAGTGTAGAACGCAGCCGAGGCCGGCCCAGTAATTACAAATTAGATCGAGGCGGCGTACCCACAGAATTTGGACCGTTTACTGGCGTAGTAATGAGCACAGTTGATCCCACACGTGCCGGAAGATTGCGTGTGTATATTGATGCCTTTGCTGCTGGCACCGAAGCCAACATGAACGACGAAAGTGCATGGACCACAGTGAGGTACATGCCACCATTTTACGGCTCAACTCCGTTGCCGGGCACAGCCAATACCGGCGACAACGGTTCTTATCCTGGCAATCAAAACAGCTACGGCATGTGGTTCACTCCGCCTGACGTGGGAGTCACTGTTATATGCATCTTTGTCAACGGCGACCGCAGCCAGGGCTACTATATTGGTGTTGTGCCTGATCAAGGTCTAGGCCGCATGGTGCCGGCCATGGCTTCGGTTCCAGTACTGCAAGCAGAAGTACAAAATCAAAATCAAGAAACATATTTCATCAACGCTCCGCGTTTGCCTGTCACAGAAATCAACACCAACAACACTGATCTTTTCAACAATCCTAGATTTTTTGACGGTGTAAAACCAGTACAAAGCGTGGTGGCTCAGGCGTTGTTACAACAAGGCCTAATCAACGACACTGAACGCGGCACCATAAATTCCAGCAGTCAACGTGAAAGCCCCAGTGCAGTGTTTGGCATCAGTACTCCGGGTATTCCGATCTATCAGGGCGGCATGAAACCCAATGACATTAGAACCAAACTGAATTCTGGCGAACTCAAGTCTGGCGACGCCAAAGTAATTGGGCGGGTCGGCGGCCACAGCCTTGTGATGGATGATGGCGATCTTGAAGGCAACAATTCTTTGTTGCGACTGCGCACCAGCAAGGGCCACCAGATCACGATGAATGACAGTGGTAATTTTTTCTACATCATACATGCCAACGGACAAACCTGGATTGAATTTGGCGTTGAAGGCACAGTAGATGTATATGCCACAAACTCTGTCAACGTGCGCACCAAAGGTGATATCAACTTGCATGCAGACCGTGATATCAACATGTTTGCTGGACGTTATTTGAAAATGAAAAGCAAAGAAGACATGCAGATTGAAAGCGGTACATTCTTGGCCATGCAAGCACAAGAAGATATCACATTGTACAGCAAGAGCACAATTGGCGTCAAAGCTGACGGCACACTGACTTTGAACAGCGCATCAGGTTCTTGGGGTGCTGGATCCAGCCTGGCCCTGCAAGCTGGCGGCATCGATCTCAACGGTCCCGCAGCAGGCACAGTGACCAATCCACAACCCTTGACCACAACACTGTTGGATGACACTGAGTGGGATACCAGCAAGGGATGGATGGTAAAACCCGAAGGACTGTCTAGCGTGGTGAGCCGTGCACCCACACACGAGCCCTATCCTTATCACAACAAGGGTGTGGATGTTGAAATTGCCTTTGAAGAAGGCAAACCCAGCCCACCACCAGGTGCAGAACCCGTGCCAGCTGGCATAGAGATACAGGCTAGATAACATGGCAGAATTTACATTTAACCTCAGCCAACTTGCAACTTCTGCCGCAGCCACTGGCAGCAGGATCAACACTGCTATCTTTGCCAAAACACCTGACTCAGAGTTAATCTACAACGGCGATGATTACATAGTATGGGACAGAACCAACCAAGAACGTCTGCGTCGCGGCTTGCCGGGTCTGGCCGCAATTGGACTACCTAGACCGCCTGAAGATACATCAGGCACACAGGCCTTGCCCGCCACAGGAACAACATCAACTCCCTCCACCGAGCAAGCCACAGTGTTTGCAGTCAAAGGGCCACCTGGACTCACAAGAGAACAAGCATTTGAAATTTTCAAGAAGCAAGTCAACACTGGTGCCTTGGTGGGTTTTAAATCTGGCGACAGTTTATCAGCTGCTACACAGGCAGCTGATGGTCTTGCTTCAGCACAGAGTGCCCTGCTGCAGGCACAGTCGGGGTTGACAGGTAGTATAGGTGCATTTACAACAAGTTTGTCAGCATCAGGAGTTGATCTCGCAACTGGAAGAATTGCATCAGTTGACGCAGCATTTGCCAGGGGTGGCATCAATGGCGCTGCTGGATCATTCGTTAATGTAATTGGCAGCTTGCAGCCCGGTCTAGGCGCTGCTGGCGGCGCAGATCGGGGATCCCTTACTCAAACCGCAGCAGGCTTGACTGCGGCAGTGGGACCAGCTGTGTCGGCCGTGTCTGGCGCGGTGTCATTGATTCCGGGTGCTGCAGATGCAGGTAAACCCTTGGTCAATGCTGTGGTCACGCAGAGTTCCACAGCCATTGCAGCCATACAAACCATCAACAAGACCATCACAGAGATACCTGTAACCAACCCAATCAACACTGCTGATTTTACAAAATTTGCCAGCGGTGTCATTGGCACTGGTGCAGTCAGCGGAATCGGACCCATGGGAGTTGCTGAAGTCAACGGGGTACTAGCACAGGCCAAAAATTTAGTGGCACAGGATGCAGCTGCCATCAGCAACGACAAAGGCCTTGGCACATTTGGACTTGACCTTGCACAACTAGAAGCGGCTGGCTATGTCAAGCCAGGTACTAGAGCGTTGGCAGAAAAAGGTGCCAGCTTGTTCTCCACAGTGATCAAAAGTCCTGCAGCCTGGACTGGCAAGGATGGCATAAAAAGCGCAACAGACCTCTTGAGCAACCCTAGCAAACAAAGTCTCATACAGCAAGATCTTATGACCAAGGGTGTTGCCGACCTGGCCGCAGTGGGCGTGCCTGTGCAAAATCTATCAAGTCAAGGTATTGCAGGCATGGCCTTGAATGCAGCCAAAGATTTGCCCAGTGCTGAAGCATTTGCCAAAGGATTGCCCATTCCCGGCGATGCCACAGGGCAAGTTCAAGCAGCATTTTCGAGTGCTGTGCGCGATGGTGCCTTTGCTGTGAATTTGGTTAATACCAAAATACCCACAGCTTTTAAACAGCAAGACATTCCGGTACCCCAGGTAGACACAGTTAATCGAGCCACTGTCGATGCTGCCAGCACTCGTGTTGTTGGAGATGAAAAAGTACCGGTGCCCAGTTATACCACGCCTGCCAATACAGTTGACTACACTTTTTACGTGGACAAAGCCAAAGCATTTATCAATCAACATGTTTTGCCCTTTGGTGCAAAATTACAGGCTTTGGACTCAAAGTTTGCTGCCTTGCAAAATCAACAAACCATTACTCAAGCTCAGTACAATGCTCTCGGTGCTGAACGCGATGCAATTCGCAACGATTACAGCGTCAACGGCATTCCCAAAGGACTAGAATTGGCTCAACTTTTTGATTCTTTACCTGAACTTGACAAGGCCGCGGTCAGAGCCCTGGGACTCAACATCGGCGAGATTGCCAAGACAGTACAGGCTGCAATAATATATTCAAACCTACAAAAAGAAAGATTGTATGTGCTGAGCCAAAAAATTGAAGGGCGCGGAGAGGGTGAATAACCTTCAATAAATACAGCATGGCACAAACATTCATTGGATTCAACACACAGGGGCAATTTAAAAAGTTCACTCTTACAGACTTTGAACTGATCAAACGTGACCTGTTGAACGCATTCAACATCCGTCAAGGTCAGCTGCCAGGCCGACCGGCCTATGGCACAGTGCTTTGGGATTTTTTGTTTGAAAATCAATTGGAAGAATTACAAAATAGTATAGTGACCGAGGTGCAACGAGTGGCCGGCGGCGACCCAAGAATCTATATCAGTGACACACAGGTGTTCCCACAAGAGAACGGCATACTGCTTGAGATTGAACTACAGGTAATACCCAGTGACAATGCTGAACGACTAAGCATCTTCTTTGACTTACAACAGCGCAGTGCGTCTTACATATAAACTAAGCCGTTTTAGAATTCCATAAATAAAAATAGAGGCTCAGTACAATGGCAAAAACAACTAGACAAACAGCGATATTTGGCGTAGAAGATTGGAAACAAATCTATCAAACCTATCGCGAAGCCGATTTTCAAAGTTATGACTTTGAAACTCTACGCAAAAGTTTTGTTGATTATCTGCGTTTGTATTATCCTGAAACATTCAACGACTACATTGAATCATCAGAATACATTGCACTCCTGGATCTTATTGCATTCATGGGTCAAGCACTGGCCTTCCGCACAGATTTAAACACACGTGAAAACTACATAGACACGGCCGAGCGTCGTGATTCAGTGGTTCGCTTGGCCAATCTAGTGAGCTATACTGCCAAACGCAATATTGCAGCCCAGGGACTATTAAAAGTATTTTCTGTGCAGACCACAGAAAACGTTGTGGACTATCAAGGCATAAATCTCAGCAATGTTACAGTGAACTGGGCTGACCCAACAAACCCAGACTGGCAAGAACAGTTTACAGCCATCATCAATGCCAGCTTGGTAGACACACAAAAAGTTGGCCGCCCTGGCAATCGTCAAACCATACTGGGTGTGAGAACTGACGAATATGGAATAAATTTGGTTCCTGGTTATCTGCCAGTGGTGCCTTACACTGCCACTGTAGATGGAGTAAGCATGCCGTTTGAGGCCATGTCTTCGACATCTGTGGGCCAAGATTTTGTGTATGAGCCTGCGCCGCAGGCCAATGTACCATTCAACATCTTGTTCCGCAACGATAGCCTGGGATTTCAAAGTGCCAATACTGGTTATTTCTTTATGTTCAAACAGGGCGTATTGCAAAACCAAGACTTCAACCTAGCAGAAAAAGTCAGCAACCGCACAGTGAACATCAATATTGAAGGGGTCAACAACGAAGATCGCTGGTTGTTTCAATTAGACAATGTTGGTAATGTCAGTCGCGAATGGGCTTACACAGAAAACATTTACTCTGCTGGTGCAGAACAAATAGGCACAACCTTGCGTCCTATCTATTCGGTGACTTCTAGAACCAATGATCAGATCACCATGGTGTTTGGTGACGGCGTGTTCTCTGAAATTCCAGTGGGCACTTTCCGTGCCTATGTGCGTGCCTCAAACGGATTGCAATACATCATCAACCCTGAAGAAATGCAAGCGGTCACAATACCCATTAGCTATATCAGTCGCGCTGGCAATCTTGAAACACTCACATTCACCTGTGGTATTACACAACCTGTGAGCAACAGCCAGGCACGTGAGCCCATTGATGCAATCAAACAACGTGCTCCTGCTAGATACTACACACAGGACCGCATGGTCAACGGTGAAGACTATAATCTTTTTCCTTACACACAATACAACTCAATTGTGAAAAGCAAGGCACTTAACCGTGCCAGTATCGGCACCAGTCGTTATCTTGACTTGGTAGACAACACTGGCAAGTATTCTAGCACAAACAGTTTTGGTACTGATGGCGGCCTTTGGGAACAAAATATTCTTCCTACAATTTTGTTCTCATGGACCAATCGCAATGAAATTGCTGATTTTGTCGGCAACCAAGTTCAACCGGCCATTGCCGCAGCCACAGAAAGACAGTTTTACTATTCTAACTTTCCTAGAGTGACTGAAAACAGCTTGCCCACATATGGTGGTACCACCTGGGTCACCGGTGCTTCATGGACTCAAAGTACCACATTGGCCAACGAAACTACTGGATACTTCAAGAACGATGTGTACTCAATTCAATGGCCCACTGGCTCTCCCATACCAGTAGGTCCCACCACAACCACAGCATTCAAATACGTTGCTGTGGGTAGTTTGATCAAATTTGCAGCGCCTGCTGGATACTACTTTGATCGCAACAACAAGTTGCAGCCAGGAACTCCCACAGCCGCAGATCAAAAGCTAGAAATCTGGGCCAGCCCCATCAGCATTGAAGGTTCAGGCTACAACAATGGTCTTGGTAATCTTCCATCTGGTGCCGGTCCCGTTGCACTCAATAACTTTGTGCCCACAGGTGCCCTGGTTGACACAATTATTCCTTTGTTTATTACTGACCTTCCGGTATCAGTAGAGCAGGCCATTGCTGAACAAATTTTGTTAAATCGCAATTTTGGTCTTGGATATGACAGCAACGGAGACATCACTGGTACACCTTATTCGTGGTATCTGATCACCAGTACCAATCTTGCGCAAGACGCCACCTGGAGTCAACAATACGCTGGCAACACATCGGGTACCAATTTGGATGCATCGTGGTTGATTCAGTTTGTGGTACAAAATCAAAACTACACAGCCACCTTCCGTGGCTTGGCCTACTACTTTGGGTCCGTGTTGCAGACACGTTTCTTCTACTATGACGGCGGTCAGATTTACGACAGCCGCACAGGTACAGTGATCAAAGATTTTATCAATGTTTTGGCTGTAAACACCCAGCCAGACAGCACTGATCATTTGCCAGGAGACATTGTTATGACCATTATTGGGCAACCGGTAGAAAGCGATGGTTATGTTGATGACTTCCAGGTGTTGGTGGGCTACCGCGACAACGACAACGATGGTGTGCCAGACAATCCAGACTTCTTTGACGAAATTGTTGCTCCCAACACTAACCCCACGCAAAAGTATGTTTACTTACAAAAGACCGTGGACTTTGACAATCTACAACGCTATCTTTTGGTTGAACCAGGTCGTGTGGTCAGCGACTATGGTACGTTGACTGAAATTGAATTACAGAAAAGTGCTTGGACTCCTGGGCAAATTTTCTATGCTTACACTGATCTTGCGTTCTATGAGTTGTCGGTGACTGTGACCGGAACACGAACATTGATTGATGTCACAGACGAGTGGATTGCCCGCACTGGTCGTCAATCTCTATATTATCAATATCGTCACAATGCACCACTGACAACACGTATTGATCCAGGAACCACAAACATCATTGACTTGTATGTGGTAACTTTGAGCTATTACACAGCCTATCAAAATTGGATACGAGACACCACTGGCACAGTTCCTGAGCCAGCAGTGCCTACCATTG